TGAGGCTATCGGAGTTAAAAATGTTGATGCAATTTTACCTCCACCAGCACCAACTGCACCGATGGACCCAAGTATGGAACACATTAATGCAATGGCTGGTAAACCTTTTCAAGCTTTTCCTGGTCAAGATCATCAAGCACACATCACAGCACACTTAAATTTCATGGCAACTAACATGGTTAGAAATAATCCTGCTGTTATGGCTGCAATTCAAAAAAATATTTTAGAACATATTAGTTTGATGGCACAAGAACAGGTACAATTAGAATTTAGAGAACAATTACAGCAGATGCAACAGATGCAAGCAGCGGCTGCACAAGATCCTGCGATGGCACAACAGCTACAACAACTAACTCAACAGGTTGAAGCAAGAAAAGCTATCTTAATTTCTGAAATGACAGAAGATTTTATGAAGGAAGAGAAGAAAATTACATCACAATTTGACTCTGATCCGCTTTTAAAACTAAAATCAAGAGAAGTTGACCTACGTGCAATGGAAAATGAGCGTAAAAAAGACTACGACAAGGCTCAAAATGACATTGCAAGAGCAAGATTAATGCAACAAGGTGAAATTGCAGAAGATAAAATGGAACAAAACGAAGATTTGGCAAAATTACGAGCTGGAGTCAGTCTTGCAAAGTCAGGAATTGACAAAGCAGTAGTAATGACGGAGGATGATTAATGCCATTAAACAAAAAAGGTAAAAAAATCATGAAATCCATGAAGAAACAATACGGCGAGAAGAAGGGTGAAAAGATATTCTATGCATCTAAGAACAAAGGTGTTATAAAAGGAGTAAAAAAAGGTAAATAATATGATGAACTATAAAAAATCTAAGGAAATAAAAATTCCAGAACAAAATTTGGAAATTGATCCTAGATCTAAGACTACATCTAATGGTTCTTTCAACAATATTCCTACTGGAGACAAGGAAAAAGTTAGAGGAACTAAAAGAATGTTAGCTGAAAAGAAAAAAGAAGCTACTTGGTACTAAATTATGTGGTTATCGGCAATTAAATTAGCCGTTTCTGCTGGAAGTAAGATTTATGCTAACAAGCAGAAAACGAAAATGGCAATGTCAGAGGCACAACTCTTACATGCTGATCGTATGGCACGTGGTGAGGAAGCTTACCAGGGAAAATTGTTAGAAGCCCGTCAATCGGACTGGAAGGACGAGGCAGTTTTGATAATTCTTAGTTTGCCCGTGTTGGTGCTTGCATATGCAGTTATATCAGATGACCCAACAGCGATGGACAAGGTAAAATTATTCTTTGAGATGTTCTCGCAGCTCCCGTCATGGTTTACAAACCTTTGGATCCTTGTCGTAGCGTCGATATATGGTATAAAGGGTACACAAATTTTTAGAAACGGAGGAAAAAAATAATGGCTAGTAAATTTTTTAAAGCATTTAAGTTTTTTAAAGGCAAAGTTTCACCAACTATTAAATCCGTAAAACCTACAAAAGATATTGCAGGAAGTGTAAAGAGAGTTTACAGAAACGAAACTTCAAAAAGAATTGATGCAGTATCTAAAGCGCAAAATAAAATGGATACTGGTAGAAAAATGATGCGTGAGGCTAAAAAAGAACAAAAAAATTTAATTGATACAGGAAGAGCATTTCAGTTTAAACATAGTAAAGGTATTCATGCTACTAGACCTGGAGAAAATCCTAAAAAACAATACAAAGGTCTTTTAAAAGAAGATAAGCCACAGAAAAAATTTAAAAAAGGTAAAGAATTAGACAGAGAAAAGAAAATGGGCGGCGGAATGATGGGCCGTAGAATGGGTTACAGTCAAGGATCAAACGGTAAGCCAGTAAGTAGAAGTAAAAATCCTGGTTTACTTAAAATGTCTAAATCAGAAAAAGGAAAAGCAGTAGTTAAAAAATTTGGTTATAATCCAAATAGAATAGTTGCTAAAAAAGGCGGTAAAGCATAATGGCAAAACTGTGTCCTAGAGGAAAAGCAGCAGCGAAGCGAAAATTTAAGGTATACCCTTCGGCCTACGCGAACATGTATGCTTCTGCAGTTTGTTCAGGTAAAATTACACCAGGTGGTAAAAAAGGTAGCCGTAAAAAAGCTATGGGTGGTGGAATGATGAATGAAAGAGTTGGATTAAAATCTGGCTCAAAAGGTTGTAAGTTAGCAATGAAAGGTAAAGGCAGAGCTTACGGAAAGAACTCGTAATGAGAACGTATTACTCAAAAGGTGGGGGACTTAGAGAATGGGTCAAACAAAATTGGGTCGATATTGCAAACAAAAAATCAGATGGCTCATACCCGAAGTGTGGAAGAAGTGGTGGAGAAAAAAGAAAAAATTATCCAAAATGCGTGCCTATTGCAAAAGCAAGAGCGATGAGCAAAGGGCAGCGTGCGGGTGCCGTAAGAAGAAAACAAGCAAAAGCGAATACAGGCCCTACACCTAGCAGAGCCGCAACATTTGCAAAGAAAAAGAAAACAACGTAATGAGAAAAAATTTTTCAAAGGGCACTATGCCTGCAAGAAATAAAAAAAACTTTAGACCTACAAAGTCTGGAGCAGGTATGACACGAGCCGGTGTCGCTGCCTATAGAAGATTAAATCCCGGTTCTAAATTAAAAACAGCCGTGACTGGAAAAGTGAAACCAGGATCAAAAGCTGCCAAACGTAGAAAATCATACTGCGCAAGATCACTAGGGCAACTTAAAAGAGCATCAGCAAAAACTCGTAATGATCCTAATTCAAGAATAAGACAGGCACGGAGAAGATGGAAGTGCTAAATGAGAAAAAGAAAAGACCCTAAAGTTGGTACTGGTAAAAAACCAAAAGGTTCAGGTAGGAGGCTTTACACTGATGAGAATCCTAAAGATACTGTTAGTATTAAGTTTGCGACTCCTGCTGACGCTAGTAAAACTGTTGCAAAAGTTAAAAAGATATCTAAACCGTTTGCAAGAAAAATACAAATCCTAACTGTTGGAGAACAGCGTGCCAAAGTTATGGGTAAATCAAAAGTAGCTGCTATATTTAAGAAAGGTAAAGATGCAATTAGAAACCGTCATAACAAGACTAATTAAGTTTATAAACACAAGACTTGAAGCATTATCAATAACGGTAACTTCAGGAAGTGTTGACAATATGGAAAATTATAAGTATATAATAGGGCAAATAAATGCCTTAGAGGCAACAAGACAGGAACTCTCTAACCTGCTAAATGATAAGGAGCAAAATGAAGGAACAGTCATCGATCTTAACGACGCCAAAAAACAAAATTAAAATGCCTGACAAATCACTTGTCGGGGTAAAAAAATCAGAAAAAGAAGAAGCAAAAATTCCTAAACCTACCGGTTGGAGAATATTAGTTTTACCTTTCAAAATGAAAGAAAAAACTAAAGGTGGGTTAGTATTAGCTGAATCAACTCTTGAAAAGCAACAAGTCGCTTCTCAGTGTGGTTTAGTTCTCGCTATGGGACCTCAATGTTATAAGGATAAGGAAAGATATCCGGAAGGTCCATGGTGTAAGGTGAATGATTGGGTTATGTTTGCAAGATATGCAGGCAGCCGAATCAAAATAGATGGAGGGGAGATTCGTCTGCTAAACGACGATGAAGTTTTAGCAACAATCGATAGTCCAGAGGACATCTTGCATGAGTTTTAACATAGGAGGATACTATGCCAGACGAGGAAAAAAAGACGGTCGATATTGATACATCGGGACCCGATGCAACAATTGATATCGAAGAAACAAAAGACGAGTCCGTTGTAGAAACGGAAGCGCCGAAACAAGAACCAGAAACAAACGAAACAGATAAAACATTTGAAAATGAAAGAGAAACAAAGTTAGAAGAAAAAGAAACAAAGGACGATGATAAGTTAGAGGAGTACAGCAAAGGTGTACAAGCTCGTATTGCGAAATTAACTCGTAAGATGAGAGAAGCAGAACGAAGAGAAAAAGCTGCTTTAGAGTTTGCACAAGGTGTACAAAAAGAAAAAACAGAATTAGAAAAAAGATTTGAAAAAACTGATTCTGATTATATCAAAAAATTTGAGACTACGATTTCATCTGGTTTAGAGGCTGCACAAAAAGAATTAGCAGCTGCTATTGAGGCAGGTGATGCATCAGCTCAAGTTGAAGCTAACAAAAGAATTGCAACTCTCGCATTTGAGAATGCAAAACTAGAGGCAGCTAAAGAAGGTAGAGAAGCAAAACAGGTTAAACAACCTGTTAATCTTTCTCAAGGTAATCAAGTTAATGTTCCGCAGACTGACGATCCTATTAATACGGATCCAAGAGCTGAAGCATGGGCCGCTAAAAACTCATGGTTTGGTACTGATAGAGCAATGACTTATACTGCTTTTGAGATACATAAGGATTTAACTGAAAAAGAAGGTTATGATCCTAGTTCTGACGAGTATTATGCTGAAGTAGATAAAAGAATCCGTGTTGACTTTCCGCATAAATTTGGTAATACTGATAATAAGCAATCGACCGCCCCTGTTCAGACAGTGGCTTCTGCTCAACGAAGCGTAAAGCCAGGTCGCAAACAAGTGAGACTCACTTCCTCACAAGTAGCAATAGCTAAAAAATTAGGAGTGCCACTCGAAGAGTACGCAAAACAATTAAAAAACACGGGAGGAGCGTAAAATGGAAAAAAAAGAAAATACATCTCGTGCGAACCAAACACGGTCAAAATCTGAGAGACCGAAAGTGTGGGTTCCACCATCTTCTCTAGATGCACCCCCTGCACCTGATGGATTCAGGTATAGATGGATAAGAGCTGAAGTCGTAGGATTTCAAGATACGAAAAATTTAACCGGACGTTTAAGAGAAGGTTATGAGTTAGTTCGTGCCGAAGAAATTGAAAACGCTAGTGATTATCCAGTCCTTGAAGAAGGAAAATACAAGGGAGTGATTGGGGTCGGTGGCCTTCTACTTGCGAAGGTACCCGAAGAGATCGCGCAACAGCGACAGGAATATATGTCGAATAGACATAAGGAACGAAGCGATGCAGTCGATAACGATCTTATGAAGGAGCAGGATAAGAGAATGCCAATCAATATTGATAGGCAATCTCGTGTAAGCTTCGGTGGTACTGGAAAAAAATAATTTTCTATCACTGAATTAATATAAACCGTACTGGAGGCCCTTTCGAGGGCAGGTACATAAGGAGTAATAACTATGGCAAATAGAAACACTGTTGGCTTTGGTCTTATCCCTACTGGAACTGTTGGAAGCAACATTTCAAATGGTGGTCAAAGCAAATACTTCATTGATGCTGGTTATAATGTTGATTTGTTCCAAGGGACTGTTGTTCAGTCTAAAGTTGGATACATTAAAACTGCAGAAGCTAACATCACTGACAAATCAATCGGTGTGCTAAATGGTATATTCTACAATGCGGCTACAACTTTGAAGCCAACATTTGCGAATAGCTATGCACAACCTATTACTCCAGCAAATAGTGAAGACATCACTGCATTTGTTATCGATAACCCTTTACAGTTATACATAGCTGGTATTGACGGCGCAGTCGCACAAGCTAACTTTGGAAAAACTGCAGGTGTTACAGCAGGAGCTCCAACAGGAAGCCACACTTCTGGACAATCGAACAAACAATTGGTAACAGCGAGTATTCACAACACAAACAACCAATGGCGATTACTAAGATCGGCTGAGGATCCTGAAAACGAAGATATTGCAGCAGCAAATCATACTGTTGTAGTATGTCAGAACCTTAACCAATACTTAACTAACGCTGTAAGTTGGCAATAATAGGAGCATATAGACATGGCAATATCAAGAGCACAGCTAGTTAAAGAACTAGAACCAGGCCTAAATGCACTATTTGGGCTGGAGTACAAAAGGTATGAAAATCAGCACGCTGAAATTTATACTGAAGAGTCATCTGACAGAGCTTTCGAAGAGGAAGTAATGTTAAGTGGCTTCGCAAACGCAGCAGTGAAAGCTGAAGGTGCAGGCGTATCATACGATGATGCACAAGAAACTTTCACAGCGAGATACACTCACGAGACAGTAGCTTTAGCGTTCGCGATCACTGAAGAAGCGATCGAGGACAACTTGTATGACAGACTTGCGTCTAGATATACAAAAGCTTTAGCTAGATCAATGTCAAACGCTAAACAGGTAAAAGCTGTTGATCCGTTAATAAACGGTTTCACAACTTTCAAATCTGGTGATGGTGTAGCTTTAATGGCTGACAACCATCCAACGATAGCTGGAACTTTCAAGAACGAGCTATCAACAAGCGCAGACTTGAACGAAACTTCGTTAGAGCAAGCTCTTATCGACATCGGTAAGATGACTGACGAGAGAGGTCTTAGAGTTGCAGCAAGAGGAGTGAAAATGATCATTCCTTCTGAGCTTCAATTTACTGCTGAGAGATTGATGAAATCTCAAGGTAGAGTTGGAACAGCTGATAACGATGTTAACGCAATCGTATCAATGGGTATGATTCCTCAAGGTTACAGAGTGAACAACTACCTAACTGATACAGATGCTTTCTACATCTTAACAGACGTGCCAAACGGCATGAAAATGTTCAACAGAGCTCCATTGAAAACTGCAATGGAAGGTGATTTCGAAACTGGTAACGTTAGATACAAAGCTAGAGAAAGATACTCATTTGGAGTATCAGACCCTAGAGGTATCTTCGGATCTCCAGGAGCGTAATAATCAAATTTTTGTGGCGGGACACAGTTCCGCCACAATCAACAAATACGGTGAGATTTATGAAAAAATTCAGGGTTCAAATATATGCATATAGAATGCATACAGATTTTATCATCGAGTCCCTCGATGGCCCACTAGACATAGAAAATGCTATCATTGACAAACTTGGAAAAAATGATATAAAGTGGGAGTCTCTTGGAGAAATGCATGATCCAAGAGTAAACC